TCAGAATAACCTTGCTTAACTCCAGCCCTACAAACAAATGGTCTGGTAGTGGCACCTTACAATTCAGCCTTAATGAGGATGTAGTTGTTGGATATGGGAACCTCACTCCCGGCAGTGAAGACCCTATACAGCTTTTCACACAGATGGAAATCAAGGAGGGGAGCAACACTATCCAACTGAATACCAGTAACAATGATTTATTGTACGCGGCCTGTTTAATTGAAGTTTTAATCCCGTAAGGATATTTATATGCCAGTTATTAAAAAAATCTCTGCTATACGACGATCTTTTTACCCTGAAGTTGGTTTGGCAATAGACGCAGAAAACGAGACAATTGATGTTAAATACACTGTTGTTTCAGTTACTATTAATGCTGATTTCTCCGCAACAGCCAGAGTTTCAACTCAAGTTTTCGGTTTTGACGAGTCTGGTGAAATATCCGTCCCTTTCCAATACTCCGGCACAGGAAACCCTATCAACGAGGCTGAGTCAGCGTTAAACTAAAAATGTTTAGCCCACATTTTCAGGTGGGCTAAACAACCATTACCTCCCCCTCCCCCTGTGAACTTCCCAAACAGATACGCCGATTGAATCACAGAATTCAGCAAGATACTCCAGACTTGACCACTCTCTGACTCCTCCTCTTGCTGCCTCAATGAATATTACTGCATCACCATTTCTATGCATTCCGCATAGTTGCCACCTGTTGTTGCTTGTTCTGGTTGCGATGACTCGCGAAAACATGCCATTTTCGTAGAAATCTTTAAATGCTGGTTTTTTACGTGCTGTCGCTTTCATAAAAGACAAATCCCCGAATTGTTGATAACAAACCGGGGAAATGTTGACACAAAGTCGTTAAATGCTTTTTTTATTTCTCAGCGGTCACGACGCCTGCGCGATATCTCGGGCTGATGGTAATGGGTTACTGTAGACCATCCCGCTGATAATTGGCGCTACAGTCATCTGATTCTCATTCCTGCGCTTCAGCGTGACGGATAACGCCCTGCTTGTTTCCTGATTGGTCAGCGGCTGTGTTGACAATAGAATCATGGTTAATGGGATGACAACCATTCCAGACTGCTCCAGAAATCTGCGTTTTCCTCCCAGCCTGTACACTGGTGTAACGCCGGAAACAGCCAGCCCCATAAAGTTTACCGGCACTGCATCTGTAACCGTCTTTGCGGGGCAAAAAATCACAGCTTTATCAAAGCCGGTCGCCGTCAATTGTAACGCTGACAAGTCCGGTGGCGTCGAATCTGGCGCATTCTCTCCGTGGAATATCTCCAGATCGCACACAACGCGCTGTAACGGGTTCTGAAATTTAAGCGACCATTCGCCAGTCAGAAGCCCGCCAAACACGTCAATGGTGTGCTGAGGGTACGGAATACCGTTTATCGGTGCGCTACTGCCCCTTACTTCAGCAGGAAGAACCCAATCAGGCACTACAGCAGAGTCTGTAATCTGTGCTTTCTCAAGGTCTGATATCGCAATTAGCTCATCTGGTGTTAATGCCATTATTTCCCCTTAGCCGTAAGAAGCTGGTCAATGTGTGCCGCCTGCGCGTACAGGTCGTTAAAAATGAAGTTAAGCTCCGCCACGTCAACCGGATCCCCTTCAATCAATTTTCCGCCTGCATTGATGTAAGTCGGCGCAAAGCCATCAGCCTGTTTCGCTGCCGATGGTTGTTTCTTGCTCGGATAAATGCCGCCACTTACAGGATAATTACGAGCAACGGTCGAAAATGTATTCATGGTGCTTCTACCCTGGCTAAAAGCTCCTGATACTTTTTGTACAGGTCGTTAAGGATGTAATTCATTACCTGAGCGCTTATTCCGTCACCAAACACCAGATTGCCATTTACATCAAAGTAGGTCGGCGCGAACCCGGTAGCCTGCATTTCTTCTGATGGCTCTTGCTTGTTTGGAATATCAGCACCACCTTGCCCCGCGTAAGTTTTGTCAGTATTAGCCCAGCTATCCATTTGTCACCTTCATCTTTTTGACTGTTACAAGCGTGTTGAATGGCTCCAGAAGCTCATTCCCGTTAACCGTTTTCGTACCCTCTATCCGCGTCAAAAGGGACTTTTTCGCGGTTACGCGGATCCCTTTAGTTGCTGTAGCCATCACTGTTTTTTGCGTCCTCTCGTACTTGATGCCGCCCCACACAGCCGGAAACGCATTACCGGGGAACATTGGCGCGTGGTGGGCTAATTTGACGTTAGGAGGTGTTGCAGCGCTGTATATATCCCCGGCAAAGGTTGCCGCAACCAGTGTTTCCGGCAGTTCGATATCTGGAGCCATCGCGCCACACTGGACGAAAACAGCGCGTAGCGGTACGCGGTTAAAAGCCGCACCTACAGCACCTGTAGATAGTCCTACACGGTTCAGGCGCAACCATGTAAGGCTATAGGCTAACTGGATGAATCCTCCGACAGCGCGGCGCGACTGAAGCGAAACAGATTGCGTTCCAGCCCCCTGCAACAGGGCTATTCTGTAACTATCATCGTCGCGGCCTTCTCGGGGTATGGCGAATCTTTCCCCCCATGCGTCAAGCAAAAGGCCCGAAGAATCTGTAATTGAGAAACCCTTTTTCAGATAGTCCAGTGCATCAACCATGCCCTGCTGGTTGGCCTTGATACCGGAAACGAGGTCGATATTTCTCTGTAACCTGACCTTTGAGGTAAATCGTTCAGTTGCCAGTTGACCCGGTTTTTTGATTGATGGCTCCATTACGACACCACCACAGAAGTAGAATCCGTAACAGCAACAACGCCGCTACTTATGGGTACGGTTTTTCCTGTTGGTGATTCGGAAGTACCTACAGTTACCGTAACATCCGTCATCGTCGGGAACGCCGTAACCAAACGGGCAGATATTTGACCCGCGAAAACGTCACGCCCCATTTCAAGCTGTGAGAAATAGCCAGTGATAACGCTTTTAGCTACGCTCTCGTAATCGTCTGGCTTGCCTGTTGTCTCTGTATCCCATGTATCACCGGAAACGGAAACATAGACAAGCTGGAAGCTCTGGCGAGTGAAATACACCGTTTCGGTAGTTGTACCGTCAGTTGCTGTACCCGATGTGTTGCCGTAGAAACCGCATTCAGCCGCTGCCGCATCATAGATGGCCTGTGCTATCGCGTCGCTATCACCACCAGCAACAAAAACCTGAACCGACTTACCCGGCAGGCCATCGGAATCTGTCTCAATTCCCCTGTTAGTGTTAACAGTGACGTGGCTTACGCCAGCAACCGCTAAAACGGCATTTTTTATGCCCGGCCTTGATGCGCTGACATTCTTTCGCCCTGCCTCCGCTGCTTCGAAAAGACGCTCTCTGTACTGCTCATCATCTTCAATTTCAAAGCCTTTACTGCCGTTGGCGAGAATCAGAATGTCATCTGTTGCCACATAGCCGAATCGAACATCAGGAAACTCCGTATCGCTGTCATACCATGTTGTTGCGGGCATTCCTGTACGAACGATGGAAAAAACATCATCAGAAAATGAAAACTGGATGAGCGATTTACCATCCGCTGCATAAAGCAACAACCCGTATTCTGTTGAATATGTGGTTACTGACGTATCAGCGGCGGCAATGATGGGATACAGCCTGGATAAAATCGAATCAGACGTATCGCCTGTCTGGTACTGCGTTGAATATGGCTTACCGTTGATGGATATGGTGAAGGTATTTCCCGTGGTGATAGCATCAGACTTAACCTCCAGCACAAACCCGGTAGCACTTTTACCATTGGCCTGAATACTGCCTGACGGCGACCAGTCTCCAGAGATACCGGAGATAGTGAAAGTCTCACCAGACGCGATTACCTGCCCTGAATCCAGCAGGTAAACCACATCGGCAGATGAACGGGTTAAGCCATAGCGAGGAAGCGTGAACCCCTCTCCGATGCCGTCAAGCTGGATGCCTTCACCTGATGAAATGAAGAAACCAGCAAACGTCCAGCCGATGGCCTCCACTATATTCAGGTCATTTTCAGCGACAACCGCCATAACCTGACCAATCAGGGAATCACCGTCCGGGCTGATATCCCCCAGCAGGTCGCGCAATTTCTGGTAAATGTCGCCGCGTAGCTCTGGCAGTCTGGCACCGTGCCAGCCGCCATCATTAATTAATTCCACTCGTTACCTCCGTACTATCGGCTCCGACATAAACCGCAAAGCGGATCGTGTAATCCCCCTTAACGTCATTGATGGTTGTAGTTCTGGCATCAGTCACGCCAGTGGTGCGCCGTGCCTCTGCGTTAATCATGTTGGAGACAATCGAAACCGGCAGACGTGACGCCATAATGCCAGGCAACCACGGCAACCCCTGAGTTTCGTCAAGCCACCATTCACCGCGATTAGTGCCTACACGGATTTCTGCCTGCTGTGCAATGCCATCAATGCCACCGTCCAGCACCAAATCGCCGTTTCGGAGAATGACTCCGCTTTCATCCTGCATAATGTCCAGCATCAGTAATTCATCCCCTCAACGAATGCCAGCTTTGAAACCCATACGAGGCAACGGCTAGTGCCTACAGCCTCGACTCGCTGAACCTCGCCAACAGGGATAATGCGCCGCCCTCTGCATGTTGGCATTACCAGCGTCAGAGAGTCGCCAGCCTGCGGCCTCTCTGCGGAAATGAAACAGCCCTTTAAACCCTGTCGATACTGAGTTGTTGTGATGTTCATTCTGTGTGCATCCATTTTTCAACGTGGACGACCGTCACAGCAGAATCCAGCGACTCGATATCCATCAGGTCATCAAGGTCAAAACCTTCACCAGCATCATTTAACATTTGCGCCATCGCCGCTTGATGCGGTAATTCAAACGGCAAATCGCTGTAAAATGGCATGTACTGGTCTTTGTTCTCCCTGCACGTCGCCATAACCATATACAGCGGCGCGTTAATCAGGGTGATGCACTCGACGCGCTCAACTACAAGCCCGGTTCGCTCAGTGATATTGATAATCTCGCCTTTTCCAACGGTTGTGCTGTAGTCACCCGCCATCAGAAAGCCACCGTTAGAAAGCGCGATTTGTGCCGCATGGTCATTTAATTTCATGGTTTTTCCTTATGTCGGGGCGTCGGTCTGACTGCCCTCACCGTTTTCTTTATGCGTGTGAGAATTGAAGGACTTTCCGCCGCTAATGTGGTCAGCGGCTTTGCTATCGCCGGTTATGGTGACGTTGCCGCCAAAGTCAGCATCGCCGCCACCTTCTGCGCCCTGACTGATGGATCCAGAAATCGTCAAATTCCCGTTTATGGTTGTCATTGGCGCTGTCATATCGATACCGCCCGGCGCGTTAACGGTCATTTTGTTGCCCGTAAACTCGAAAGTTGCGCCTTGCCCGGTATCGCCCTTAATGCTTCCGTCATCCCATTCAATAAAGGCGCTACCGCTGAATATTCTTAACCCTGCCTCATCCGGCATCTGGTGGCTGGCAACGTCTGAAAATCCACATATAGCGATGGCACTTGAAATGGTCTTATGGTCTGGCTCGTCGCCGTCACCATGCGAAAGAGCGATAAGAAGACATTCATCCCCCGGAGAAACTCGCCCGCTAACACCTGATTTACCGCTATCCCAGACAAGCGAAACTAAACGAACGTTTTCAACAGCCGGATAAGCAATCGGTTCCGAGTTGTCACCGAATATGCGTTTTGGGGATGGCTGGACAGTTGCCCGCCCGCTGCTGACAGAAACAATCGTTGCCTCAAGTGAAAAAAGCGCTGAATTAAGCGCCTGCTCAACAATGGCCTGAATCTGGCTACCGGCTCTCATGCTATGATGCCCTCCCATGACGATGACCACGCCTGACGGTCGCGGGTACTAAAGCGATGGGAAATCTTCTTCACAATAACCATCCAGCCTTCGCCCATTGATGGAGACGAAAGCTCTACCTGCTCGCCAATCTCAACCCCGCCATAAAGCAATGATTCCCACGTAACAGCCTCAATAACCCCCATCTGGCGGCGAGCACCTTTTGAGTAGTCAACTTGTGAGCCCTTCGGGGGCCAGACGTAGGTAGTTATGCTTTTGTCGTGCTTCTTCTGGATCTGCTCTTTTTCGGAAGGGTTCTTTTTCTTCGTGCGTTTCGGGGAGTGAATCTTCAGAAGTGGCGCACCAAGCAGGCCCGTTTCAGGGGAAAAAACAGCAGCGCCAGTAAGAATTGAATCACCGGCAGTGACGACAATTGACTGATACTGAAGCGACCAGTTAGCATTAACTGGCTTGCAAAGGCTGGTCAGCACATCACGGGACAATGCCGCAGCGCTGACGCTTTTAGCCAGGGTGAGAGATGACGCTGATTTAGAGAACTGACAACCCAGCCCCATATCGGACGCTACCTGTAAAACAGCATCTTTAAGGCTCTGGCCTTTGCGAAACGTGCGCGATGTGACGCTGGCCCGAAATGGAATCAGCGCCTCATAGATTTTCATTTTCAGGCCGTATACCTCATTGGGCTTGATGGTCACGGCGCTGATAAGTTCGCCCTGAAACAGGGTGAACATTCCTTCATCTATATAGCCAGCAGCAACACTGACGGTTGACCCAGCCTGAGCGATGGCGTTCTGCGTCTGTGGTGTTAAACCCCATAACGTTAAATCAGCCTCGTTTGGCTCTTTTTCATCGTCACGCACAGACGAGAAATCAACGTCCACATCAGTAATGTGGATCGTCTCACCATCTGTGCAGTTAACGGTTATTTCGAACTGACGCCCGTAAGCCATGAAGTTCACCTCCTTTATATAGAGGTGATTTAAAGGCAATGGCTGGACTAATTACAGAAACGGTTTCAGCGGTAATGCTTGTCAATATTGTGCACAAGGCTAAATCTGTGGATAAGCAACGTTAAACTACCAACCTGCACGATTTATGTTAGTGGTCAATATCGCCCCTATCCCGCTTCAGCACTCACTTTCAATGTGTATAACATTTAACGTGCCAACATGAATGTTTGATATTTGTTGCTTTTGTTATGCTCAGTTTTAACGCAATGAATATGTAACAGAGCGAACATAATTGAACGGTCAAATATTTAACCGTTATCAAACATCAGTGAAAAGTGATAGGTTCCCGCAATCGCTGGTGGAAACAAGCCTGAGCGCGGTTTTATATTTTTCCCTCCCCCACATGCTTATGCTTTCCCTCTTTCTGCCTGCTCATAACAAACACATGTCAATACGTTAAAACATCTGGTCAGATGAGATTGCAGAAACATTTCCGGCAAATAAAACAATAAACCTCATCTAAAACAACGTAGCTTATTGATTCACATAGCCATAACTGATGCAGCAAATGCTCGACTTTGTTTCCAGTTGAAACATTTCTAAACAAAATGGCAGTAATCGCCCTCTTTTGGGCCTTTTTCACATACTTTTCCTGAGTGTCCAACCTTATATATCCGTTTGCCTCACTGCCATAACACAATGATTTGATTAATGAATTAATCGCTTAAATTTTTTTAAATTTCCAGAATGCAAAATCGCAAGGTATTGACGCCAAAAACCTAGCTACTTTTGAATGAAAAACAATCAAAACCATATAACACATTGAATTTTAATCATTAAATATATTTTTGGTTATTTTTCTTAAAATGAGATCTTTATCATTTACAGATTCATCATTTCATGATGCACGCAAAACTATCCACATAACATTTATTTAACATTGTTGCTACCTGATTTAACATGCTTTGTGTTGTGATTT